AATCAATTCTTGTTACTGGTGCTGTGCCTGAATGTCTATCTCTTTCGTTTGAATCTATTATTGCTTTTTTAGCAATCTCGTATGCTTGTAGCCACAAAGTAACTCTTTTGTCATTTTGTAAATAAGGTTCTGCTTCAACTAATGCTCCATATAAATAAGCATCAGGGTGATGTGTTAGCATATCGTTAGTCGTATTTGAATCTGATAAAGCTGCAAATGTTTTATAATATGCTATTTCTATTTCATAAACTCCATCAGGTAAAGGTCTTAACTGTATAGTATTTCCTTTAATTGAGTAGGCTTTAGGTTTACCTGTACTGCTCCCAGCTTGTAATCTATCCATTATTTCAGGAGTTAAAAATTCTAGTGCTGTTTTAGGATCAGAGTTTAATTTAATATTACGCATAGCTATATAATCATCAGGTAAAGAATAATACTCTGTTCCTGATATGGTGTTAGCTGTAACCCTAGTTTCCATTCTTCTGATTTTAAAATCTCTTTTATGTCTTGTTTCTGCTAAAGCAATAAAATCAGGTATAACATCAGTTAAATCACTTCTGTCTAACCAGTTAGCCACTGCTGTTTTTAGTTCTGCGTATGTTGATATCGCCATTATATTACCCTAGATGTTGTTTTTAAATATCTATAGTCAGGACTATTTAATAATTTCCTAACTGCTGGTGCATGATTTTTATTATATAAATCCACACCAAATTTGTTTTTCCACTCATAGTAGATGCCAACAGGAATCCTAGCAGATAATCGAAGTTCATCTCTTATGCTATGATCTTCCTGTTGTAATCTTTTGTTTTGGTCTAGTAACTTGGTCAAATCTTCCGATTTATGTTGAATAGCTCCTGTTCCATCAGCAGAATGAAAATGAAAAGTTTGTCCATCTCCTAATTTTCTACTCATTATTCACTAAGCTCCGACATCCAAACATTACCTGTTCCACTAGCTAATATTGCAGCAAGTTTCATACCACCATCTATCTTAAATATTTGTGGCTCATTAGCACATAATCTAATAGATGTAGTAACACTTGCTGTTGGGTTCGCTCCAAATTCAATAAATACAGAAGCTGTGTCAGAGGTAACTCTTACATACTCAGTACCAGCATTAGTTGCTGATGTTTGAGCACTTCCAGTACCTACAGTTCGTATATGATTTATAGTTACCCTATAACCACCTAACCAATTTGCCATTTTTATCTCCTAATTACGAATGTTACGTATAAGACTTTAGCACCTGAAGATGCTCCATCTGTAATCATTTCAATAGTTCCATCTTCTTCAACTCTATTAGCTGCCGTAGGTGTTGCTGAATCAACAGTACCTGCTGCTGAACCTGAGTTTGCAACTGTTATAGCACCACCAGTTACAGCAGTACCACCAATTTCAAATGTAATAGCAGCATCTGCTGAAGTTATTGCACCTTGTAGAGCAGTAATAATTTTAATAATTCTGCCACCATCAGGTACAGCTACAAATGTGCTTGATGCTGTTGATATGTCAGCTATTTTAGCTGATATAAAATAATCATTTAATGTTCTCATTAAATTTCTCCAATATTAATGACCCTCGTTCCGAAGCGATACGTTCTTCAAAGCCATCATTAATGTATCTAGGTGGGTGGAGAAAAACAAAGGAGTGTCAAAACTCCACCCTTTACTAACTATGAGGAAAGTAAAATTTTATTATGATGTTGTGCAGTCAGCAATTTTAGCTGAAGCAGCTTCGTTTTTAGAAACGAGAGTATACTCAACCAATAATTGTTTAACTTCACTATCACCAGTTTTTGCTAAGTCTTGAACTTGGAAAGGTCTTAACATAGCAGTAGACCACATTTCTGTATCTACGATATGTGTAGTTCTTCCTGAACTTCTCAAGATTCTGTCAGCTACTACTCTAACTTCACCGAAGTCAGAAACATAAACATCAATAGTAGCGACTAAACTTCTATCTTCTGCCATGTCCATACGAGTAGAGTTACCAGTGAAACCTGATACTTTTTGTTTGTTGAATGAACCAACTAACATTAAGTCAGGATTACCACCTTGGTCGTAACATGCTTTAAGACTTGTTTTAACTAATGATTCAGTTAGCACTCTTTGAGTACCATCTGTAACTGCACCAGTTGTTCCATGAGTTGAACCACCAGATCCATGTGCATCGTTAGTGTTACACCATGCTTCGTAACCTCTAAGTCTACGACCTGTGCCTGATGAACCAACAGTTGCAACATTAACACCTGTTAAGTCGAACTCCATATCACGTTTTAGTTCTTTACCAGCTTTAGCTATTTGATAAGCCATCTCTGATGTCATACCAGCTTTAGCAATAACTTCTTGAGTACCAGTAACTACAACAGGTTTCGTAGAAATCTGAGTATAGTTAAGTAGTTTAGAAGTAGGGCTTAATGCTCTGCTTGGAAGGTTGTCACCCTCCATTACTACGTTAGTAGCTGCTGCTGCTAGTGAGTCTGTTTGCCATTCATGTAATGTTGAAGCTGCTGATCCAGTTCCAATAGAAGACATAAATGGTGTGTCTGTTGGTGAGATGTTATAAATAACATTCGCCAAATCTTCTCTTCTGTCTGCAGAATCGAAGGTTTCATACGCATCTGTATAAATTGCCATTTTGATTACCTATTTTAAAAAAGTTTTGTATTAGACTATTTAGTCATAAGGCTTTCAATTAGCTTAGAAGCATCATTGACATGCCCAGACCTTTTAAGTCTTGCTCTTTGTGCTTTAAGTTTATCACCAGATATTTCACCTTTAGTTGGTGGAGAACCAGGTTTTTGAACTTTAGGTACAACTTTAGTTTTCTTATTAGAAATCTTAGCTGCTAAAAGATTTTCATACAACATGGCTTTATGTAGAACATCTACAGACCTTGCATCAATTAAGCTATTAACTTCCTGTTCGGTAAATCCTTTTTTGACTGCAAAACTTTTTATATTTTGTTTAAGTTTTGGGCCTTTATCAGGGTCAACCCATTCAGGTAGTCTTTGTGCCATAATATCTTGCTGTCTGCCAAGTTCTTCTTGCCATTTAGCTTCATGCTCTTGTTGTGATTTAAGCTGAAGATTTTTTTGTTCATCTTCAACCATTCTTTTATTATCCTGAAGTTCCCTATATTGATCTCTTTTCAACATATATTCGGTTGGATCTTCTTCCTTGAGTTTAGTCCAATCAGTAGATGAAAATTCTTTAATTTTTGCATCTGCTTGAGTGTTAAATTGTTCAAGTTGTGATAAATAATGCTGTCTTTCTTGTTGAGTCGCAGCTAATTCTTCATCAGCTTTTTTCCGTTGCTCTGCCAATACTTGACTTTTTCTTGTGTAATCAGCTTGTCTACTGTAACCAGCTTGAAGTTCATCAAGAGTAACCTCAACATCTTTACCATCTACTTTGATGGTGTATGTACTAGGTGTCTGACTTTCTTCTATTTGGTCTTGGTCTACTAAATCTTCAGCAGATAACCCATCAGGATTAGCTACTTCTGTTTCAACTGATTCGGACTCCGTGTCCTGTGCAGAAACTTCTTCCGTTGTTTCTGTTTCTTCTTGGTTTTCTTCGCTTTGCTCCGTTGGAGTGCTCATCATACCTTGAAGGGCTGCCTGTGCTGATTTTACATCAGTTACTGGCACACCACCATGAGTGGATTCTTTTTTAGGGATATCATCTTTTGCCATGATTATTTACCTCCCTTTCTTTCTTCTTCGAGAATCTTTCCATTCTCCATAGTATTTACAAGAACATTTTGAGCTGTTAATACACCTCTTAGAGAATGATATAATGCTTCTCTTTCGTTTGTGTCAGCTATTTCTGTTCTTATCCATTTCTGAAATATATCGTTTTGGATAACTTCATACGATTTTATTAATAAAGGATCTTCAAGTAATGCTTTTGCATTTTGTCCTTCCCTTATCTCCTTCTCTTTATCTACCATTTTCTGCTCCTATTTGGTTGATTCTATCCACTACATGAGTGGGTATAGTTTTTCTCCCAGCGAGATACCCTCGAATATCATTCGGACTGATTGATGTTTTCAAGTGTAACTCATTTACTGAAATGCGATATTTCAACATTAGTTGTTGTAATTCTGTATTAGTAAGTTCTGATTTATCTGTTAATTTAGACAATTATTTTTTCTTCTTTTTGTTTTTAGGAAAACCAGCTTTCATATTTGCGTATGCTTTTTTGGTTATAGTAGAGTTCTTTTTACTTCTACTTGTTCCTGCTTTTTTTCTTTTGTTAATGTTTCTATATAAACTCATTTACCTACCTTTTTCATTGCTAGTTTATGTGCTTGTGTAAAAGTTTTACCTTTATTCATTTCCTTACGCATAAAAGTCATATGCTTTGCAGTATGATGAACCTTATGTCTTGCAAGAGTTTCTTTTTGTCTTTTAGTTAACATTTACCTTTTTTCTTTTTATTTTTTTTTGGTTTTTTATATCCGTACATTATAGTAACCTCAATAAGTCTGTGAATTTATCTGTTGCTAGTATAAAGATAACAATAGCAGTCCAAGCTATAT